AGGAGTATAGAGTAGTCGCTTTTATACTTTATTTTTTTATTAAACTTAAATAGAGAAAGAGTTTTACTCTTTCTCTATTACCATTTAAATAATATATGCTTAAATTAAGATAGTTTATTACTCTACTGGCCCCTATAAGAGGTCAGTAGAGTAAATAGTTACATGCAAGGTAAAGTATTAGTTTTACGTGGCTCAACAAACATATTAATTCGTTGAGAGTTTTCTAAAATCAAATGAAATTCACTGTGAGTGTTTAAGTCTTTCAGAATTTCTTTCACTTTAGATTTATCAGTTACTAAGTAGGAATTATCACCTACATTAATAGAGCTGATAGGAATAGGATGTGAAGTTTCAGTTGCACCTAAATCAAACATGAAGTAACGACCTTTGGTAGGTAGTACAGTATCTTTAGGAGAACAGATATAATACATCACACGTTTGAACTTACCATTCTTAGAAGCAGTATTGAAATAAGAAACAACTTTATTGTCCTTATCATCACGAGTTAAACCTAACTTGGTTTTAATATCTAAGACAGGTAATTGATAAGGTTTAATCACATCGTTTGCACTTCTCGAGGCGTCTACACTATTGGTTGTGGTTACTTCCTCTTCAATGACAGTATTACCTGTTTCTTCTTTTACTACTTCTTTAACCTCTTCATTAGGTTGTTCTACTTTTGGTGTAGTAGGAGTAGCTTGAGTTTGTGGCGTTTGGGGTTTATCCATTTTTGCTGAACTTTTTACTGAGCAACTTACATTAATGGCAATAATACCAATGAAGAGTACAGCAATAATACCAAGTGTAATAAGTGGTTTTTTATTAAATGCAGATTTTACTGGCATGTGTATTTTCCTTTCGATGGATGGATGGTATTGAAACCACCTGCGTTATTGTTAATGTCAAGAACTGGTGCATCATCACAATGACAATCATGAGATGAATTATCCCAGTATGCTTTATTAAATAACTGGATTTGTCCTTTTTCATCTTGCCAAGAGAAAGAATGTACACTTAGCAATTCTTCTAAATAAGTACGTTTACCATTTAAACCTAATACTTGATAATAAGGTTTATTAACCAAAATCTTTACTTTATCAGAAGACATAAGATAAGATGGGCCACCTACTGCTACATCTACTAACATATGGTCAGTAGAGAACATCTGCCAGAGTTTAACAGTAGAAGAAGTAATAAGTTCAGTTCTTAGTTTATTGATACCATTTACTGGTTTAGCAGAAATAGTATAAATCTCAATGTCTTCATGTACAGCACGTTTGAAACTAAAGTCCTGAGAAGGCAAGTCCCTTTTTTGGATGAGTTTCAGTTTATGTAAAAGCTGTTCTACTGTCTGGATAGGACAAGGTGAACCTGCTAATACTACTTCACCTGTTTGTGACATATGCCATGTAGGTTGATTAATGGAATCGTACAGTAATTTATCTTTGGGCATTGAAGAGAGTTCTTCAATCAACATTCTTAAATTCATTTAGGATACTCCTATTAGGGGTGTAAATATAAATTCTCATAGAATTGCCCGATAAATAGACAAAAAAATAATAGACTACTACGAGGTTTTATCCCCGTAGTAGTCCAGTACTTATTTACCTAACAAACCAGAAGCTTGAGATTCCTTAGTATAGTCTCGGTTGATGCTATCTTCTACCGAGAATTTATTAGGATAACGAGCTTTCAGTTTTTTGATGACACTGTTAGCAACAGATTCTAAATCCATGCCATACTCAAATGCAGTTGTATTCACTGTAGACACAACATCTTGAACCAACATAAAGAAATCATTAATCAATACATCAGACAAAGGCTGACCGTAGAAGTAATGTTTCTTAAAGTCATCAATTACAGAAGCTGTACGTGATAAGCAGTTTTGGAACAAACCCATTAAGAAGTTATCTCTATTTTCATCGTTGAAAGTCAGTTTATAAACAGTGTTCAGTTTATCAAATGCGATGTAATCAACAATTAAAGCTTTACAGTATTTGTAATTAATACTATCAACAATGTTTAGTTCTTTAGAAGAAGAAAATTTATCAGTAATTACACGATCAAGGTCATGAAGTGCAATCGCACAATACCAAAGTACATCACCCATTTCAGATAACATATATTGTTTTTGTTCAAAGGTCAATGGTTCATTAGATACGATAGTTTGTGTGGTTTCAGTATCGTAAACTTCATTAACTTCACCTAAAATACCTACCAAGCCATGGAAGAGTGATTTACTGATATCACCATTATAAGTAGAGTTAGTACTATTAGCCAATTGCATGAATTCATACCAATCCATACCACTAACGTCCACTTTATCAACCATACCATCCAATTCAGAAGCCAGTACATCTGGTTCTTCATCACCCACATCAATCGTTACGACTTTGTGATTACCGATAGCGACATCAAAGAAATCACGATAGAGCTTTTGATATTGATTATGTTTAGACATAGATTCATGGTCAAATGTCTTATCAAACTCTGCACCATTTTGTTTCGCTTCTGGGAGATTAAATGGTTCATTACGAGTAACATTGACAAATACATCTATCATGTTTTTCACACCGAGTACTGATTGATATTGTTTATTTACAATCAGTGATTCAAGATTACCATTACCATTATAAGAGTAACCATAAATCAAAGAAGAAATCATGGTTCTGTCTACCAACAAGTAAATATCTTTATCGGTTACGATATTGTTCAAAAGCATACGTACTACGTGTAGTTGTTCGATTTTACAACGACAAATAACATGGATAGCAGCATGTTTATCCACATCGTTCAGATTGGCATCTTTACTCAATAGATAGTCGATGCTGTCAGCTACATTTTCACGTGCTTTTTGGTAACGTACTTGATATGGTTTCAGATATTCTTTATCTACACCCTCAAATGAGAAGATATCGTACTCTTTACCATACGTAGATTCATCACCTGTAGGTTTATGGATAAATACCAAATTACCTTCAGCTTGTAGTTTCTTAGCATAAGCTTTAATCAAGGTAGTTTTACCTACATTAGATGCACCTTCAAATGCAATAACTTTAATCATTTTGGTTTCCTTCATTTAAGAGTTTAATTGGCTTCTTGCTGATTAAGAAGCTGTTTTACACGTCTAATAACATAGAGCGCATTTTTATCGCCAAGGAGCATTTTAGTAACCTCCTTGTCAATAAATTCTTGTTGACTGTTTTCTTCACTGTTTACAATTGCTTCTGCTTTTGCATCCAGTTTTTCAATTCTATCACTCTCTTCAATAGGTTTATTAATTTCATCAAAATAGAATGAAAGTTTACCTAACCTACTTTTAGAATGATGTCTCGTTAACATTGGTCTATCACCAATATTTAAACCATCCTTTACATCCATTTTATATCCTTTCGTGAAAATAGATAGGTGTACCACCAGAATGTATCATCAATTAAATAATATAGGTTTAAAAAATAATACAGATACCCCAAGTAATAGGGTATCTGTATTAGCTATTAATACTCTTTACAAAAGATAAATAAACCAGTAGTGGTTTCGTAAGAAGTAGAAGTCATACCTTGACCAGTAGCTTGTGTATAGTGGTGTGCTTTTAATAACACACCTTCAAGCATTAACTGCTCATTCTTTTCACCAGTATAATGGATACGCATGATAGAACCAGGCTTAATTAAATCAGGGTTTGAATTATTCCAAACCACAGAATAAAGTTTACCTACTTTACCTTCTAAAGAAGAGACTTGTTCGTACACATTGGTATTGGTTTTAGTCTGTGCTAATGGAGCATGTAGTACATTGTTTGGTGATTCATTAACAATAAACTCATTAACAGATTGACCACGAGATACTAATGCCTTATTACCATCTACTTTAACAGCATCATCTGTATCTTGTACATTCAGATTAACTGTCCTTAAACCATTACCATGATTTAATAACTTAGCTGAATTATTATCTACCGATTCATTTTCTATCGTACCGATGATATAAAGGTCATTACCTTCTACACGATAAGTTACAGGAGTATGTTGTAGTAAATCACGAGAAGTAACAAAGATATTCACATATCGTATTTTATTATCTCTTCTATCTAAACCAAACTTAGGATAGATATACCACATACCGTTTTGGATATAATGACTTAATCCTTTTTTATAAACACCATAAGAAAACTTTTGTAAGTAATTTGGTAGATTAATTAAACGAGTAGTATGTGGTACAGGAATATTACGATAAGTATCTTGGTTATCTGGTTCGACAATATCAATACCTTGTAATGTATCTTGATTGTCTAAACCTTCAATCTTAGAACCTTCATTCATTAACATGGTAGTCATTGCTTCATCTACTCGGCAATCTACAAAATTTGTTCCTGCTTGAATAGTCAATAATTTTTCTACTAAAACAGGCACTAATTGAAAGTCTATCTTAATCACATCCATTCTATTCAAGTCTTCAGTAGAAGCATTTTGAGCAATAGCCATTACTTTACGAACATTGATTGGATTCTTACAATATCCTTTATATCGTTGAATGGTTTGATAAGTACTAATCGCACTAGGTGACTTTTGTACAGTGATTTCAATATCGTCAATATAAGGATAAATCATGTCAGCCCAAATACCAGGAGATAGCATGACTTCAATGGTAATTTCATCAGCTATGTTTTTATCATAGTCTCTCGATATATCTAAAGACAATACTTTTAAAGTACGATAAGTTATATTCTTTTTAATGACATGTATATAAGCCTGTGTGTAATCGTAAGAAGCAGGTGAATTACCTTTTGCAATTTTTATAATTTCACCATTAGCTGGATTGGTCATGTTATCAAACATACTTAACCTCTAACCTTTTCCGAAATCTTACCCATATCTGCCAAGTGAGGAGCCATCTCTTGTTGGTTTCTCATCTCTTCGATAAGATCAGTTTTCTCTTTCTCACGAGTAAACAAATCGTAACCTGTGTATACGCCAGTAACACTAAAGGATTGATTAATCACATTAATGGTTTCAGTAATGTCTCTATCATTATTACGGTCACGTACTTTATAGATTACTGTAGCCATTTCAGATAAATCCCTTAAATCCTTATAAGGGACTTTACCTAACAAATGGTTAATTCCTCGACATTCCTCTACATATTCTCGCCATTCAATTAAATGCTCGTGAATAATTGTGTACATCAAATGTTCTTGGCTAGAATCGACTAAGTAAAATGGAATCTGTTTTCTAAATAATTCCAATAGTTTAGGAATCTTTAAAGCTACAGTGACTTTCTCGTGAGCATTACATCTATCATCATGTTCATCACCAGATGTAATCATCCCATAGCGTTGGATTTCACCAATATCAATTAAATCAATATAAGCTACTCGTACTACAAATGGTGTATTAAACAAACGATAAACAGAGGAATTCATTTCATCACGAGTAAGATATCTTCTTTTTTCTTCCACTTACATTCTCCTTACACCATAGTGGATTAAAATCATCAAAGTAGGAATAAAATAGTATTGTTCCATTTCACCCCAATTTTCTACGTCTTTTACCAATGCCTCAATAGTCTCAATATCTAATGTATCGTCATTAAGATATTTTCTTAGTTGTAATTCTAAGTGAGATTGTCCTTCTAAAGAATCTTTATAGAAGTCACGAGAGAATACATAAGAATCGTTCATCAGTACTTGATTGATTAAAGGAATACTTTGGTAAGTATGCATTCTGGTTTTAGAAACATCATTGTTAATGACAATAGCTTTACCAATAATGTCTTTATGGTTTAAATAGAGTTCATTGGTATAACTTACCTCTACAGGCATGACAACACAACCAAAGCCTGAAAAACGAATCATAGCAAACTGTGGGATATTACTAAAAGAACTACTCGGTACAGCTGCAGCTTTAGTGAATATTTCTCTTAATAGGTATTTATCACGAGTATGGATAACATCCCAGATACTAGGGTTCTTTAAGATAGAGAATTGAGAATCATCAAAGATTTTAAAATACATCATCTCTGGTGTATTGCACACACTAAACCACTTACGAATCGCTTTCATGTAAAAACCATCGTAAGTGATATGTGATTGATTTGGTAATACACAAGTCTCTAACATACGGGAATAGAACTTACGAAACCACAATACTCTTAATCTATCGTACTCTTCTAATAGCTCTTCAAACAAAGCTGCTTTCTTAGGAGAGATTAAAGGATTCTGTCCTGCTTTTAAATAGTCTTTAGAATACTTAAATACTTCAACAGTTTTCTTATTTAAGTCAAGCATTCTTGGGTCATTTAATTGGTCAGTAATCTCAAATGACAAAGAGAACTGAATTTCGTATAAAGTATTGGTACGATGCGTCATACGGCGAGTACTATTAATACCAAACCAACCTAATGTACCTCTACCAAAGTCCATTAACATAATATCCCCTACATTGGGAATAATAGGCTGTTCAATCAGTGCTTCACCTGTAATCTCAGTGGTTCTAATGTCACTACCATTATTGGAAGTAGACAAACCAGATTGCATCACAATTTCTAACCCATCGATTCTTTCGTATTGCTGGTGAGCAGCAGAAGTATCTTGAGAGTATTGGGATACTGAATCGTCTCGACCTAATCTTTGTCTAAAGTAAATTACCTTTTGGTGAGAACCCTCTACATAACGGATTAAGGTATCTAATCGATTAATTTTATTATCGACTACTGCTGTTTTAAAATCAGTAGGAACAATCTTTGGTTTTTCAATAAACTCATGTACGGGTTTTGCCTGTTCTGGTTTATATTTATCTGTAATTAAAGTAGGCATTTACCTCTCCTTAGGATGGCTAATATTGGTTGTATTGAATGTTTGTACAGTTTTGTGTGTATTAAGAATAGATGGGTGATCTTTACCCCAATTTCGGTTATTCTTAACCATATCAGGCATTCTATTACCTGCAATGTATTCAATGATTCTAAAGTAAAGTTCAGAATACTTATCGTTAACACACTCTACTTCTTTAAAGAATCTATCGTCTGGGTGACGACGAATACCCAACTGACATTCATTATAAGCATATCTATCTTTAAAGGTAAAGAAGTGACATTTACCTTTTTCATGACACCATTTCTTCAATCTATCTATAGCATCTGTATCTAAGTATTTCCAATCATGGTAAATACCTAAACGAATATTGTAAATCTTAGAAATATCAATCTCACCATTTAAATATACTTTACCTGTTTCATCTATCTTAATAAAGTCTCTTCTTAACATAGCGTTATTTTCGTAAACGCATAGTTGAAATACAGACTTTCCTTTATGTAACATGTAATCTTTTTCAGAAACAATGAAGGCTTTTAAATCTTCATCAATGTCGTAACCTTGTGGGTTATTTAAATCTAAGATTAAATCACCTTCTTTATCTTCAGGTAAGAATAATACTAATTGGTCTACAAATCTCTCTAATCCTACAATAGAATGTGATTGTAATGGTTGGAATTCATTCCATCTAGGTACAGTAATGCCATTATAATAACCCCACCCAGCATTATCTCGAATAGACGAATACTGGTCTAAGAAATAACCTGAATTGGTATAATAAGTTTGATTTTCAGGAAACTTCACTTCATCTGGTTTAGTAGTCTCTACCTCACCTTCATCATCAACACCCATAATGGAATCAGGTAATACTTGATTATAAATAGTACGAGGTACCCAGATAGAAATATCAGTAGGTTTTTGATAACGTAATAAGTAATCAAAAGAAACTACCCAAGAAGTTGCACCATCTGCTTTATCACCTTCTTCAATTGCACCATCAAAGTTAAAGTAACCAAATACTTGTTGTTGAATTTCAGATACTACAAAGATAGTATTAATACCTGCTGAATCAGAAGCAGTACCAAATCTTCTGATAAAGTATTGTTGAAACCAATCAGATACATTACCAATGGTTTTATCTTGATTATAGATTAATCGATAGACTTCTGTTAAAGCGTAAATGAATTGTTCAGGTATCTCGTATGAGTATTCTAAGTTATGTGGGAAAGCGTCTCTATATCTTCTAATCTTTGATTTGATACTATTTAACCACATTCTAGCAGCAGCCTTAGAAGGTGCTCTGTATGAAATATTCAAACGCATTTCTACATCTGAATAATAAGGTGTAATAGATGTTTGAGTTTTATCATGTAAAAAACAAGGATGGAATTCTTGGTCGTAATGTTGGTATTGTAAGAAAGTATTATTACGATACTCCTCAGTAACCGATAAGGTAATTAAAGGATTAGAAGTCGTATTGATTCCTTCTTTACCTAACTCATGTGTAGCAGTACCATTCTCTTTACGCACACCTTCTTCGTCAATGTAAATAATATTAATATTATCAGGAAAGATGTCTAAGTATTCTTTTAAATCTCGTACCACCTTTAGTACGATTGGTCGAGTAATACTGGCTTTTTCATTCCTGATGGGTAATTGTAATAACATAGTATGTCCTTTACTATATAATTAGTAGTCATACGTTTAAAGGAAATTAAAATGAGTAATCAGAGTAATCACCTAAATGATATTGAAGAATATCTAAATAATCAAAAACCAAAGGTGAGAAAGAATATAGAGATTGTGAAAGCAAATCCAGATTATCCTTATATGTTACATGGGTCAGTAAATGGAAATATTAAAGAATTTGTACCTCGTCTGGCAGAGAGACCTGGGCCAAAAGAAGACAAAACAGTACCTAGAGTACATGTGTCAGATAGTGTCATTGGGTGTGTAGAAGGGATGAATGAACTAGTTTGGCATTTAATGTACGGCTATAGTGGCTATGGTAGCAATGAGAAAGTAGATTTTAAGAATGGATGGTATATCTACAAACTACCGTTTGAGTATTGTTTAAAACCAAATGAAGAATTAGTATACGATGTTGGTTGGTCTAATGAACATTGGTTAGTACCTTACAATAAAGAAACCAAAAAATATAAAGGTGAAATTATCGCTAAACTAATTGTATCTGAAGTAAAGTATACTAATATTGGTATTGACGGTGGTAAGATAAGTGATGTGGTGTATGAATACTTATTAGAAGTAATGTCTGATAAAGTAAAGATAGACCGTTATCGTGAACCATGTTTACCAGGGTATTACAGAATAAGATATTTTCCTAGGTTAGACAGTAAAACTCTAGAAAGTAAGTATATTCCGGAAATGTGTCAGGTAGAGAGGATTTCTCAATCCGAGTATAATGGAACTAAAAAAAGAATTGCACCTGACCTATTTGCTAATCTAGGTTTTATAGACAAACTAAAAAAATCATTTTCATGGTAAAAAAAAGATACTCACCCCGACAAAGGGTGAGTATCTCAAAGGGAGTTTACTATGTAACTTTCAACTCAGAGCAACTAAGGTGGAAAGGGAAGAGGAAACACCCCATTCACTCTGAATTAAAGATAGTGCATTCTTCGTCTCACACCTGCCCCAGGGTGTGTATTGCTTTATTTAACGTCCTGCAATATTCAGACGTAGGAGAAATGATATGAAGAAAGATTGGAAGATAACTCCACTCTTTCACTTAAATAGTATGTATTTGAAATATTTTATAATTCAAGCGACTTATATACTTCGTATCGTAAGTTACTTGAATTAATATTAATTAATTCTTTAACTTCTTTACTATGAAAGGAAAAAAAGAAAAGCAATATTGGCAGTATTGCTTTTCTTGGTGAGGTTAGCGATTATTTGCTAACCAATTATCGAACACGTCGTTTTTCGACTGTTCGTATTTTTTAAGTATAGCTTTTTCAATTTCTGAAAGTGCTATACCACACAGAACTTTGTTCTGTAGAACCTGGATTAAACGCATATCCATTATTT